CCCCACAGAAAGTCCTTCAATACTTTTGGTAAGTGTTTTACGAAATTTGCTAACGTCAAATGGTTTAGTTGCCATGATAATTTTCCTTGTATAAATCTTTAAAAATGTTGCGACTGTTTAAGTTTCTTCTCAAGTCCAACTGTTCAAGTTGTCGCAGGGACTCGGCGAAGTCTTTACTAAACGGCTCTTGGATGTATTTTAACATATTTCTATAGCCGTCTTCAAGTAAAAAACCGGGCCTGTCGTTAATGCGTTTCTCCAAAGTCATCTTTACAGAGTTTAGCATATCGTCAGGTAATTGTCTAATGTTTAGGTATTCAGGATTGAGCAGTGGACCAATAACGAAACTGTTGTTATGGAATCCCATATTGCTTAGATAGTCTACGCAACCAAACAAACTCTGATGGTTTAACAAGAAGTGTAACATGTTAAACGATATCTTGTGTCCTAGGTTGCGTATAGTGTTTAGGTTGTCTAGGAAGTCATTCCAGCGCCCGCCATACCTAATGTATTCAAATTCTTCTTCGATGGTTTCTACACTTACAATCCAATGCACATTCTTAAACTCGCAGATACGTTCAAACACTCGTGTATCCACTTTGCTTAGATTAGTGTTAATGCGTAAATTAGTTTCTGGGCGCAGTAAGTCTAATAGCTCTAAGTTTTCTTTCATTAGCAGTGGTTCGCCACCTGCTAGATATACGTGTTCTAGTTGATTTGCGTGTTCAAAGATATACTGCTTAAATGCTTCGCGCTGTTGTGGTGTTGGTGTTTCTGTTACTACTCCAAGTTCGCTTGCCCACTTACTACTAAACTCTGGACCGCAGTATACGCAACCAAAGTTACACAAGTTAGTCCAACGTACATCGATGGTACGCAAATCAAAGTTACCAGGTTGATATGTTTCTAGTGGAACTTTCTTTAGTTCACGGATGTAGAAGATTCTGTCACTGATAATGTCAAATCCACGCTTGCCTTCTTCTAGTTTGTAGCAAGGTGTGCAATTGCTTGTACCTGTGCGATCACTTATTAGCCACTGTCTGTTGTAGTTAGTGTCGCCTAACACAATGTCTTCAATTGCTTCTTCTCGAATATTGCCTATAGTTTCTGCACTACGGATGCAGTTCTTAACTGTGCCATCAAAGTTGTACATAAGCCCAGTCCAGGGCATAGGACAAAATAATCTATTAGTTACAATGTCCTTGGGTGTCATACTGGCCCTACACTAATATCATTTACTAGCAAGTCTGGCTCCGCGGCTGCTAGTGTGTTAACAACAAACTCTGCCCAGCGATCTACATCTGCACTAGGCGGGACTGTCTTTTGTTCAGTAGTAGCGATATCCCCAGGACGAACTAGCACAATGCGTGGTAGTCGGCTTTTGTGTCGTAAAGACTTTACTGCTTCTTCTAGGGCTACCTTCTGTACACGGTATTCTTCTAGTCCGGGAATAGATGTAACAGGTTCTTGTGTCATCATTGTGCTAATAACCACAATGCGCTTGTCCTGTCCTTCCCAGCGGCGATGCATTTCAAATAGCAATTCTGTTTGTGCAAAACCTGCTTGTGCATTGTTAACAAACATATCGCAATCTGTAATAGCATCTGCACAACGTGGAGTAATCTTAATATTGTATCCGTTGCTCTTGCTTAATCCCACAACTACATGGCCATGCTGGACAAAGGCACGTGACAATGCTGCCCCTATTCCTTTTGTATGCCCAGTAATTGCTATCTTCATTGTAGTAACTCCAGCGGTTCTTTGTGGAATGTAAAGCTAGCAATTATGCGTGGCAATGTAGTTGGGCTAACTGGAACAACAGAATGTGGTACACGACTGTTAAACACAATAGGCATACTCAGATCGTCTAACTGTTCCGGTGCCAGCAATGCATCAGATGATAGCTGTGACACATCTTCGCAGTCTGCGCCAAACTGTGTTACCTTTCTTGGCAACGTCTCGAGTACACCATCTGGCAATGAGTACCAGTAGTTAGTCCAACCCGCGTTGTTAGCAACAGGGAAATTGATCTTAGCTGTTACTGGAGCAGGATCAATGTGTAAGTCTAAGCGTCTGTATAAAATAACTACAGCGGCCTCTCGCGGTAGCAATTTGTATGTTTTAAAGAACTCTACCAGCTCGGGAACACTACTTAACAAACTCTTGCAATCAATAAACTGCCAGCCTTCTGCGCCATCTTGTAATAGAGATGTGCGTGTTTCAACAAACTCATATATCTTCTGAGATATAGTAGCAATGTTGTTACATTCTAGCCGACGGTAGTTTTTCATTTATAGTAGTCCCATAGCTTAATACCACGTAACTGATCTTGTTTATAGGTCCACAGTTGCAGTTCTACTGTGTTGTCTCGTTCGGATCCTACATACAGTTTTAACTCTTCTGGAACATCTGCTGTTCTTGTAAAGTGGTTGCTGTACTTAACATTTAACACATCTGGGTTTTCCAGGAATGCCCATGCGTGTTTGATACTGTGTTCTGACGTGTAGTTGATAATGTTCTTTAGATCTCCTACGTTTAGTGCGTGTACAGTTGTCCAGGTGTTTAAATCAATAGCATCACCTAGACTACAATAGAAACGTAGTGTAGCTTCGTAGTGTTCCCAATTGCTAGGCCAACGCACATATTCGTGTACTCTTCCGATGCCATCAAAACTAACTGTGATAGTAAGCTTAATACCGCGTTCAATTAGTTTTATAATGCCGGGCAGTGGTCTAATGCCATTTGTGTTTACACGAACGTGTTTAACATTAGCGGGTAAGTTTTCTAGTAGTTGCTGATATGCAGGACTTACTGTAGGTTCGCCACCATTGATGTCTAGTTTAACAATGCGATCTACCGGGAGTTGCCAAAACTTCTCTGCATTGTTTGTTGTGTAGTAGTCTTTTGAGTATAGACTACCAATCTTCGTGCTGTGCTCTGCATTGCACGATATACAAGCACTTTGGCAGATGTTGTCAAGAACTCCCCCAACAACAAGGTAATCAGTTTTGATTTGCGATAAATCGCTTTGTTCCTGTTCTGAAAATTCTCTGATACTCGTTTGCTGTACTCGCTCAGCTGCCTCGCATCGTCTACATTCCGCGGGAAATATATCAGAATCCATATTGCTTGTAACATTCTTTTGCCATTCACTGTTATCCATTTCCTGGATAGTAGCAAACTTAGGAGCGTCGACCATATGTCCACAGCGACTGACTGTTCCGTCATAGTTTAGCCTTACAAAATGTTTTAAGCGAGCACATTGCATAGCGTAATCGATCTTTCAATAATTTCTTTGTACGCATCCGGGTACTGTGTGCGTATATGTTCTACAATGTCTTTAAACGAGACTGTTTGTCCTACTAGATCCACTAATGCTTTGTCTAGTGTTAGATAAAAATGCAAACGCATATTGTCATTAAAGAACTCTACTAGACTTGTGTCTCGAGGGGGATTGTTTAATGTATATGGCGTTACGTTCTTAGTGTATTGATCTAGTTCTGTAAGCGAACGCAGTTTAATCTTAGCTGTAGTGTGCCTGCTTAAATTAAGAAGCCAATGGAACTGTGGTGCATAATGTCTGTTTAGAAACAAGTAACGGTCTACATAATGTAACACCGTTTCTCTGTGGTATGTATCTGGCAATCTGCTTAGATACATTTGAACACCACTCACAAATCGTTCCATTGGCGCCCTAACAAAAACATCAACTGTGTCTAATGTCAGCAATTCGCTTTTGTCTAATAGCCTATACCCAGACCCATACAATGCGCTACTACCATTTTTAAAGATAGGATACACATACTGTTGCCCCGGAACGACTTCGAGTACCTCGCAATCATCAGGGAAGATAATAGGATCAATGTATGACAGCATATAGAGAATAAGGGTAGAGTTTCCCCTACCCTTACTTTACACTTATTGTGTCTTACGGTTACGGATCATTGCCAAGATATCTTCGGCCTTTTGGCTAGAAGGTTTGGCTGCTGGTGTAACTACAGGAGCTTCTGCGGCTTCGGCTGCATCTTCTTCCCAAGGTTGGGTTTCTGCGGCTGCTGTTGGAGCAGGAGCGGCTGCTGGTACAGCTACCTTAACTGCTGGAGCGGCAACTTCGTCACCTGTGCTACCAGCACCTGCTTGTAAGCCATATGGCTTGTAGTAGTTAGCCCACTTTTCAGGGTCGTATGGCTGACCATCAACAGATGCTTCAAACATCTCTTTGATAACTTTCAACTCTACATCGCCTGGTTGCTTAGGCAAGAAGTCGCTCAAGTTATGAAGACCATGTGTTTCAATTGCTTCAGCTTCTTGTGCTGTTAGTGCAGACTCTTTACGTGACCAGCTAGAAGTGCTGTAGTCAGCGTAACCACCTTTGGAAGTCTTCTTGATAGAGAAGTCCAAACCTGCCGCATAGTCTGTTGGCAAGTTTTCCATTTCTGGATCCATCAATGCGTTCTTGATCAAGTTAAAGATCTGTGGGCTGATAACGAAACGACGGATTGGATTCTCCGGAGTCTTGTCATCACCAATAGGATTATCACGTACAAAACCTTGGAACAAGTAAGACTTCTTCTTCCAGTATTTACGGCCCATTTCTTCTAGGTTAGGGTCTTTAAACCATGTACGTACTTCTGCCAATACAGGGCAGGCTGCGCCGTACATTTCAACGCAAGGAACTTGAACAACAACAGGCTTGCTGTCTGCTTGACCTTTAATGCCAGCGAATGGCAGTTTGATCATCAGACGTTCAACCCAGAAAAATGAGTTCTTGTCGTTTGCGTCGGGGAGGAATCTTACACGAGCTGTGGTGCCTTCTGGGATGTTCCAGTGTGCATAAATGGCATTGTCGCCACCACCTTGGGAATTGCCGCCTTTGCGGTTGTCTTGAGATTGTAGTTTTGCGCGAATTTCAGCTAAAGTCATGGCCATAATAGTTCTCCTTAAAAATGTGCCTTAATAATTGTGCCTTAAGATGTATAATGCACTCACTGCATTGTACGTAAGTATTTATGACAAGTCAAAAGAAAAGGCACAAATTTTGTGCCCTTTTGGTTAAACTAGTTTAGGTTACTTGCGTAGTCCCGCTAGTGCTCGAATGAAGTCTAGTGGATCTGCACTTTGCATAACTGGCTGTGCAGGCTGTTGTTCTTCTTCTGGTGCAGGTGGTTCAGCAGGTGTTGCTCCAGCTTCTGGTGCAGGAGCGGCTGCTGGTTCAGCAGGTGTTGCTCCAGCCTCTGGTGCAGGTGTAGCTGGCTCTTGTGTAGCGGCAGCTGCCTTTTCTGCCGGTTGTGGTGTGCCCAATACCGGTTCTGTGCCCATAGCTGGATTTTCTGGTTTCTCTGCAGAAGCCATTGCTTGTTCCATTTCTTGTGCTAGTGCAGGGAAATGGTCTTGCAACCAATTAATAACATCTTCGCGGCAATCGTATTCTGGACCTTTGATGTCTGCTAATTCGCCGATGTTGTCAAATAATTGGTCATCGCCAATGATGTTGTACAGGGCGCTGGTTGCATCCATGCCATCTTGTCCAACCAACAAAGGCTTGCTTAGTAGTTCACGTAGCTTTTCTACATCACCTTCTTTATCCGGAACAGCCCATGTTCCTTCTACAACCGAGTTGGCCCAGTTTTCAAATTCTTCAGCCATTGATGTATTCATAGACTCTTCCTGTTTTCTGTGTGCTCGATATACATACGGCAGGGCCGCATCAAAACGCTCATCATACATCTTCTTAACAAAACGCTCACGCAATGCGTCAACATCGTATTCGTCTTCTGCCGCGACTTCTGGCATATAACTTTCCACAAAGTCTAGGTAGTGGCGTGGGCTTCTTAGACGCTTCAGTTGGTTCTTCAGCTCGTAATATCGATTAATGGCTGCTTGGGCCATTTGGTCTGTTTCTGCATCTTCAAATTGACGGCGCTTAACTGCACGTACGAAATGGCCCATGCTGGCCATTTCTGCAACCATACCATCAATTGCTTCGCAAATTTCGTCATTATGTTCACCACCGTTACTTAGATGCATAGCAACTGCGGCAGCAGCCGGCAAACTATTGTGGTTCATGCGGAAACGATCACCACGTGGAGTTTCCACAAATACTGCTTCTACCTTACGTGTACGTGCGCCACGTTGAGTTTCATCAATGCTTTCACTGTGTACAATACGTAAACGGCAATTGCCCACGTCTTCAAAGCTGTGACGACTTGTGCCGTACTTGCGGCTTTCTGTCATTTGAATTTCGTCTTTATCTAGTGTAGCATCTGACTTACTTTGTTGCTTAATATCTTTAAGCTGTAAGTTGCTTTTAGTAATATCACGTGTATCAAAGTTCAGCATGTTACGCTTGGCAAACATGCGTAGACTGCGTAGGAAGTCGTACCACTTACCTGTGTCTAGTCCTGCGTCTTTGATATTATCAATAATGTCTGTGCCGAAATAGACTTTAAGTGCTTTTTCGTCAATTAAACTGATGGTGACGTTGCCCATTGACTCGCCATCAATGTCATAATCAAAGTTAAAGAAACGTGCCTTTTCCGGATCTTGTGTAGCTTTGGCGTTTTCATCGCCTAAGTTTACACTGTCAAATCGGCTACGGATTTTCTCAAACAAGTTGTCTGCAATTTTGTCTATTTCTCTCATATTCTTATTTATGTGAATATTTAGGAAACACAGTATAGCTTGTTACCCTAAATGTGCCTTCTGGCACAGGGTTTAGCATAGCATGCCAGTTTAGTGGTTGTGACCCGTCGGGGTTTGGGCCGTTTAGCATCATGTATCCTGTATTTGGTTTAAATTCAAATTTAGCTCTGTAGTCTTTTTCACGCCCAAAATTGTGAAAGCTAGTTGCTAGGTTAGGTTGCCCTACCCAAAATAACTGTAAGCTCATTGGCAGTTCGCCATCAGTGTGCATAGGTACCCAGAAGCCAGGTTGATCTACCCACCAATTGGTGTTGCCAATGTTAGCGTCCCAGTCAAAAACAAGTCCCAGCTGTTCTGCTAGAACTGGCTGTAGCTTTGCAATGTAGTCACTAGCTTCCCTAAGCACAGGATACTCGTCCCTGTTAAGACTTTTACGGGCCCACATCTCTTGTGCGTTTTGTACGTCCCAGTTCATGTTATTCCAATCAAGAGCTAGCAGACGATCTACTAGTTCTTGTGGGAATATGTCTATTACGTGGAATACTCTATTAGTATCATCTACCGGAATTAGTTGCATTAACTCACCATAATAAAAGGCATTGGCTCAATGAAGTCGTCTAAGCTATCACGCAACTTTTGATCTAAGTCTGGGTCAAAACTTTGTAACATCTGAATCATTCGTACTACTAACATTGTTGCCATTACCAAGTCGTCGGTTTCGCCTGTCTTAGCTTCATAACTATTGCCCATTGCAACAAATGTTTTTAGTTCAGACAACAAGTTCTTACTTGCAATGCGTAGACGTTTTGTTTCTACTAAGCTCTTGAACTTGGCACAAACTGCCAACTTGCTTTTGTTTGTAGTAGTAAAACCTCTGCGGTATGTGCGAACGTTTCCAACCTTCTTTGGTTCGGTTAAGAATGTTCCGTGAATGTTTTCTTCGCCGATCTCTGCAATACTTACTAAGGCTGCTTCCCCTAGAGTGTTGTTTTCAACGCTGTAATAGATATCGGTATCTGTGCCTACTATTTCATATAAGTAATCGCAGATTTCTTTCATGATTGCAATTTGCCGTTGCACTGGAGTCTTGTTATGTTGCCACTCCCCTACTTGCATTAAGGTAGGCAATTCAAAGATTTGTATCGCTGCACAGTCGCCGCCTGTTCCCAAGCTAGGGTCTAGTCCCACTACGTACTGATGACCTTTTTGCGGTTTTTTATACCAGCGCACTTGCCCTTGGCGTTCGATTGGGTCCATGCCGTCCATTTCCAGCAAAGTAATCGCATTAATTAGAGTTTCGTCGTAGATCAAGAACTCGCATCCATGTTCACGACGGAAGCGTTCTTCACCAATACGTCCCATTTCGTCTGCTTTCCACTGCTCGTCACGATCCGGATGTTCCCACCAATTGGCCTGATATCCACGGAACCCGTTTATACCTAGTTCTGTTTCGTTGCCAAACTCGTCGACCCGCTTGTTGGCTTGTTTCCAGATTAACGCAAATTGGTCTTCATCGCTGTTTGGAGTACTTGTAATAATTGCTCGACCACCAGTTGATAGTGTAGGAGAAATGGAAGTCCAGAACTCGGTAGCAATTGTAGGTCTCACGAATGCAAATTCGTCACAGTATAGAAGCGAAATGGACATACCACGTCCGGTTGTTTCGGTTGTTGTTTGGCTTACAATACGTGAACCATTTTCGAATTCCAACGAACCTTTGTTGTAACTGGTACAACCTGCCCGAATATGGTCCGGGCACAATTCGTAAGCATATCGTATACGTTGCATAATTTCTTGTGCGCCAGTGTACTTGTGCGCGGCGATAAGTATAGTACTGTCTGGAACAAACATGGCATACCACAACAAATACCCTGCGGCGCTTGTTGATTTGCCCGTTTGTCTAGGCATTAAACTTATAGAGAATCTATAATTATGGTATGTATCAATTAGCTTCTTTTGAAATTCAAAAGGATGATACAGCATCTTACCTTTGACGGGGTGCTGTATGAAAAAGTAGTTGTCCATGAAGTACATTGGACCCGTAATAGGGTCAGCACATCGCGCAAATTCTAAGATTTGTTGCTCTGTGTATGTAGCCTTCTTGTGAGGCGTTTTTACTAGTTGTGTTTCGTCAAATTTTCCCATTGTAATATACTTATGAGCGATTGCCTACTACTAAACTCAGATTACCGTCCGATCTCAGTGCTTCCACTGAGTGTTATCGGCTGGCAACATGCAATCAAGCTCATGTTCTTGAAGAAGGTCCATGTGCTTGAAACTTACCCTGATTGGATTATCCGTTCAGAGTCATTGGCCATTAATGTGCCCAGTGTTTGCGTCACTACGGATTACTTCAAGTACAAAAAGAACGTGAAGTTTAGCCGTTACAACATGTACCTGCGAGACTTGTTCCAATGTCAATACTGCGAAGAAATCTTTGATTTTGACGAGCTAACCATTGACCACGTTGTTCCACGAGCAGCCGGTGGTAAGACTGAATGGACTAACTGTTGTACTGCATGTAAGCCTTGTAACCACAAAAAGGGTGACAAGCTGATGCGTCCAAAGACTATGCCTTACAAGCCCGACTACTACAATCTTGTTAACCGTTGGAAGGATCTACCTTTTACAGTTAAGCAAGCAAGCTGGAACAAGTATTTGGGTGTTGATAAGGAAGTAAGAGCAGCTTAAAGCTCGTCTCGCTTCCGATCTAATTCGGCCGACAGGTCCTGAACTTTATCAGGGTTTGCTCGGCCGTCTTTGTCTAGTAGGTATCGGGGATTAGGCTCTGCGTCTGGCTTGTCATCACCTACGGGCTTTTCACCTGTTAGCTCAGGACGAGCAAAGTATAAGCGGAACCATTCCGGAGTCCCTACTTTAATGTTCAGGTCTTTTTCTAGACGGCGCTTTTCGCCCATCGGGGTATCGCTAACTGTGCCCACTGGACTAATAGAGGGCATTGTTTGATCATTGGGTCTATGTTGTTCTACGTTAGAAATACCACCCATATAGTCTTCTAGTAGTCCTTTACCTAGTCCAGCAAGGTGTTTGATTTGCGCTAAATCGTCCACAGGAATATAAGCATCAGGAATATGACTATCCTGCTTATTAAAGTCTGCGGCAGTTACGCGGTATTGCTTCATTTGTTACGTAATGTAATTGGGCCAACTGCTTTGAGTGGACTCTGCTTGTTAATCCCATCAACTTCGTGCGAGCCGCGACCAGTATTAGTAGTAGGTTGAATATTCATTTTCTTTTCGGCGCCACGTCGAATTTCTTCGTCTGCATCGCTAAAGTCAATCATAGTGAACCGACTACCAATGGCTGCTTCAGAGTCGTTGTCATTTTCAGCAGGGCTAGCAGCTAGTGCAATACCAAACCTATACGCTAAGTATGGACTATTGTTGTTATCAAGCTGAGAGTAGGTAACTAGACCCGGAGTCGCTCCTTGGAACGGCTTAGGTAGTGTACCTTTGTTACTCTCAGTAATGATTTCGATTATTTTCATTTAGAAATCTTAATTGCTTGGTATTCGGCCATTAGTTTAGCGCCTAGACTATCTAGAGGATTTACATCTTCTAGTTGCTTTTCTTGCTTGGCTTTAGGGTTAGCTGCCTTGTTAGCTGTAGCTGGATCTTGGTCCTTAGACTTGTTTAAGTCATCAGTTCCACCTGCTAAGCCGGTTGTTGGGCTTTGCTTCATACCAGCAACTTTTTCACGTGGGCTGTTTAAGTACTCTTCTGGCTCTGCAACATCTGTATCACCGTACTCTTTAGCTTCGTGTGCAATAACAATTTCAGCCGCTTGTGCATGTGCTTGTCCGCCACCTAGTCCAGCCATCTTTAACATAGCCATTAGTTGTTCGGCTGCTTCGCCATCTGCACTAATACTAACACTCTTATTACCATCGCTACTGCTGTTTGTATTAACGCTGATACGGCCTTGTTGCTTTTGCATTTCGTGTGCCATGCCACCAATTGGGCTCATGTCGCCGCACTCGTCAAGTTGGCTTTCAGTAACTGGATAAGTCTTACCATCGGGGCCCACGAAATCTTTTTTACCAGCTTTTTTAGCGGCATCGGCCTTAAGTTTAAAAATTTCTGGACCTTCTTCAATATCATCTTCGCCCATTTGCTCACGTCCAGTTAATTGGTCATAGGCTGCTTTGTCGCTGCCTGGCGTGTGAGACGATACTGCCTTGCGGTCATATGTATGGTGCTTCGCTGGGATTGCTGGGCCACCCATACGCTCCGGATCTCGGCTACTCACTGGACTTGGGGTTTTTGGAGGGTGAGCGGCATTTATAGCATCAACCTTATCGTCATCATATGGATTGCCCCACATTTCTTCTACTTCTTCTTTGCCGCCCTGCTCATCTTTACCTAAACGTCCAGCAACAACATCACCTTGGGTAACTTTGTCGTATGGCTTGGCATTGTTAGCTAAGTTGCCATCATTTGCTTCACTTACTTTTAAACCAGCTAGTCGTGCTAGTTCGTTTAGTTCAGCAGCTTCTTGCATACCCATGTCGCGACGTAGTTTAGCTTTTAGCTCTTCGTCGCTACCGTGTCCAACTTTGTCTAGTACTTTGTGACCAAACTGTTTTGCACGATCTAAGAAACTTGGCTTTGGCTCAGGTGTACCCGGATGCTGTGGTGCAAAGCTATCGCCACGAACTGCATCGTTTAGTTGCTTCTTGCCGTAGCCGTGTACTTCCATGCAGTCACGTAGGAAGTCACTGCAATGTCCTGTTTCCTTAAATGTTTTAATATCGTTTTGTAGTTCAGATAACAACTCAGTTAGTGACTGATCCTTGCTTGCTAACATTTCGCGGAAGTTAACGCCTTCAGACAACATCGTTAGCATCTTAGTGCGGCTCTCGCCTAACTTCTTAGCACGACCTAAACCAACTTCTTTCTTAGCTTGGCCCATGCCAATTGAGAATGGGTTCTTGGCACCTTCTGTTGCTTTGCCTACTAGTTTGTCTGTGGCACGTTTAATACCACGTAGGCGCTTGTGTGCTTTTTCGTCTGTTTCTGATCCAGCGTCAATTCCGCCAAACATTTCTTTGGATTTTGACATTGCCCAACCTTGCTGGCTACCAGCATCGAATCCTTTGCCTTTAGCATCGTAGGCTGCATCCTTAACATAGTTACCCAATGTCTTTGGACTTAGTTCGTCTAATTGTGCTTCGTCAATATTGCCCTTGCCTTTAACAACTGTACCTTTTTTACCTTTTGGTACTTCACCTGTTGTACGACCAAAGATATCACCTTTAGGAGCATTACCGCCTGTTGGTCCATTTGCATTTTTCTTAGGACGACCTTTAGGGCCTCTAACTTTAGCTACTTTAGCAATACGCTCTTTGCCAGCAGCTGGACGACCACGTGTTGGCTTAGGAGCATTAGATGCACCACCTGCTTCGCTATCGTAATCAGCATTGCCGTATGTACCACCTTTGTAGATAGTGCCGTGTTTGGTTTTTAGAGTTTCGCGCTCTTCTTCCATTGCTTCAAACTGCTCGCGCAATTTTTGCTCGACGCTCTTAACGCCAGCAACAATAGAACCTTTAGCTTCTACGCTTTCGTATAGTGGTTGTGCAGGCTTTGCCGCTTCTTGCTTAGGAGTTAGGCTGTTTAGCTTGCCCAAGATGTCATACATATTGTTGCTCATTATTATTGTCCTTTTTTGCTACCAATGGTGCTTACGTTATTTTGTGGGATTTCGTTTGTGGTTTTGCCACTGGCATATTCATTGTCTGTGCCTGCAATTTCTGGCTTACGTGTGTTTGCGCTTAGTTCTTTAATTAAGCCAGACAAACGTTTTTCGCCGACGATGTCCTGTGCAGACTCACCGCCTAGATCTTCTTGTGTTAGTAAAGGACTCTTAACACTATCAGTTACTTCCCATCCGGCTTCTTCGTTTAGTGCATCTGCTACTGTACGAACGTTAATCCAGCTAGGGTTAATAGCGGCACGTTCGCCAATTAGTTGACGAATCTGTCCAGGGATAGTTGGGTACTTAACTCCAACGTCAACTACGTAGCATTCGCAAGCACCTTCTTGTGCAAATTCCCAATGCTCTGTAATTGGTAGACGCTTAACTGCGCTGATTGTTTCTACTTGGAAGCAATCTAGTGCATTTTTAATACGGTCTAGTACTTCGCCTTTTGGCTCCACGTGGGCCATTTTGATACGAAACTCATATACCTTATTTGTTTCGTGAAAATATGCTGAAAAGTTCTTCATAGTGAAAGGATCCTATATTCTATATTTATGCGTGTTTAATCAATCACGCTTCTTGCCCAAAATCTGATCTAGCAGGGCGTTACGGTCTAATACAAGCCCTTTACCGTCAATTGCGTCTTCTTCGGGCTCTAATTTGGCTGCGTCTTTTTTAACTTGGTGATCGTGCTTTGCTTTAGCTAGCTGTAGTTGGATTTGTTTTAGTTTCTTATCCATCTTAGCCGTCTTAGCTGTAATGCTGTGCCCTAGTAGTGTGCCTGCTGTTTGTAGGATGACGCCAGCAAAGCGAGGGTCTACGTTCATTCCTAGGTCAATTAGGTCTTCGGCTTTATCTTTAGCTAGCTTTGCTAATTCGTCTAGTTCTTCGTCTGCACGATCTAAGTCCTTAACGTAGGGTAAAGCGGCGTCGATCTTGTCAATTGCATCGTCGACTTGCGTGATAATGTCGCGATTTTCCTCAATTACGGCGCGAATATCATCGGTAGTTTTGCCACCGTCATCATCAGTGTTAGCTGATGCTATGTTGAATGTTTCTTCAAGTTTTTTAGTCATATGGTATTTATGGGATGATTTTTGGTACAGGTTTATCTCTAAACCAGTCACAGATTGCTTTAATTACTTCAGCCTGACGCTCCCTAAAGAAGTGCCCGTCGTCTGCACTTACATCGTTTGTTACTAATATGCTGTCAGTGAGTTGCATCTGTTCACGTGCTTTGTCCCATACTTCTTTCTCATGCATTACCACTAGCACAGGAATTTTTGAGTCAGTAACATTGTACCAATCTAATCGTGCCCCTTGGTGGAACTCGTCTGTGTCTGCTAACACATGCCACGTTGCACTTAAATTAGCAACCTTGTGTAGCTGTGTGTCTTCTAAGCTTATTGCAGCCGCCTCTTGTGCTCCGTAACTTAGTCCTGCCCAAACAATTTTAGAGTTAGGAAACTTAGCAGATAGTACGTCAATTAGTTGTTTTGATTCACGTACACGGTCTGGGCTCCGTCTATAAAAACTGCTAATAAATGGATGCCCGTTTGCTACAAAGTAATCTGGGGCATCAAACACTACAAATGCAACATCATTGGCTAACCATTTTTCTACCCACTCGTAAGTGAACTGGTGGTATGTTTCTGTGTTATCTGCAATTGTCCCATCATCCTTTTTGTAGAAATGATGTGCAGTCAACCCACCGTAAGTGTAGATAACCACAACGTCTGGATCCGGGGCATTGCTTAGTGTTAAGTAGGCAGTGGTGTGATTGGGGTATGTTAAATGGTCTAGCTCGCAGATTGCACGATCAGTATTCAATATACTGTCCCTACGTCTTAGGTACCACTTTCTAAATACTTCTTCGCGCTTTGGATAGCTCATGGAGTATTTAACAACAAAAAAGGACCCGAAGGTCCTTTTTAGGAGTGCTTAAAATTAAGCTTTCTTAATGCTGTCAACTAAACCAATTTGGAAGTAGTCTGCATACATGTCGTATACTTCGCTAACAACTTCTTGGAACTTAACTAGTTCTTTGTCGTTCATACGAACAACTTCAACACCGTTTTGTTCACATTCAGCTAGAATGTTAGGAATATCAGCAACGCTAGTCTTGCGCTCAATTAGAGCTGCTTCTGCGGCTGCTTCAGCGAAAACTGCTTGGTCGTGTGTGTCGATACCAGCAAAGAAGTCTTTGTTAGTAATAATGCTAGTTAAGAACAAGCTGTGTGCTGTGTCATTAACGAACTCAAAGCTCTTGTGTTGGTCCAATGGGAATACGCGAACGTATGTAGATTCACCAGCTTCAATAATGCCTTGGTCTGCGGCAGCATTCATTTCTTCTAGTGCAATACCTTCAAAAGGTTGTGCGCCTAGCAACTTGAATGTGTCGACTGCAACTGGGCTACGGCTCGTGCGAACTTTCTTACCTTGCCATGCATCAACTGTATCTGCTTTAAAGTTAGCAGGAACAATACGGAAGCCACCTGAGTATGTGTAGCTCATGGCGTGAATGTTGCTGTTTTTGCTTACTGTATCTAGCAAGCCGCGGCCAATTTCGCCATCTAGTACGCGAGTTGCGTGGTCGTGATCTTTAAACAAGAATGGCAAGTCAAGGGCGTGTAGGTCCTTGTTGTAGTCAGCCAACCAAGTTGTGTAGATGTGCGACATTTCAATAGCGCCACTGTTGATTAGATCCATTAGATCAGATTTAGATACACGCTTACCTGCGTTGTACTTGTTAGAATAGTCAGTTAGACTTAGAACCTCAATGAAGTACTTGCCTTTAGCCTTAGCGTTAACTTTGGCTGCAAAGTCTTCTGCTACCTTCAAAAACAAACCGATTGGTTCGTGTGCGATTACCCACTTAATGTGTTTCATTTTAAAATTTCCTTTTGCAAAAGTATTTCTCTATCTTGCTAGCAGACGATCCTGCATACAGTTCGGCGTTCTTTTGTATAACATTAGTAAATGGGTTCATACCCAAAGCGTCGAATTTAACTGACGTCGGCATTGCACCGGCGTTGCATAATTATTTATCATCTAGCCCTGTCAATTTCAGCTTTGTATTTCCTAGTTAAATAGTGCATTTGGCTAACTCGTTTAACAAAGAAATCATTAACTGTTACAGGCGGATTGTTGAACTGTGGGGCAAATAAATCAGCCGATTCTAACATAAACTCACTGCCTACTTGTCCCTGTGCATCTACTAGGATTTTAGATATTTCATCGCGCTTTTCTTTGGGCATCTTTACGTTAGCAACAACAGTAAAGAATATTGTGGGCGTATCAAACCCTTGCTCTTTTAGTGTTTTAACTTCAGGCATTGTTGGGTTACGCTTAGGGCAATTGATACCCAGTACTTGCAATCTAGGGTTTCGTTCTTTAAATGTCTTAAAATTCTGGACACGCTCTATTACAAAGTTAACATCGTTATTTCCTGCCATGTTTACTAGGGCGTCGAAATTGGCTTTGTAAACAACATATCGCACATCAAACCCGTAACGTTCTCCAAGCATAATAGCAGTAATGTGCGAAGCATTGCCAAAGCCAGTTCCGCCAACTACAATGTCTTTTTGTCCTTGTAGACTAGCCACTCCCTTTTTAGTGTCCCCTACGTTAGTAATAATTGCCCAACAAGCATCACCTTGCGCTAGTACAGGAACATAGTCTGCTTCGTTAATAAGTCCTTGTTTAGAGTTTTCAACAAAAGCAGGAGCAATGGTTGCTAGTCTATTAGCAGGACTAATGTCCATGTTCTTTAGAGCCAATGCACCATTGGCACCCGGCTTCATTTCAATAATAAATTCGTATTTGTCTTGAATTTTATTTGCTACATCAAGAGTTCGAATATACGTTGCTACGTTGGGTTGGCTCGGGGCCGTGCCGTTTACAAGAGTGATAACTTCTCGTGCGGTCGCTGATAACGCAATGGTTGCCAATAAGATGGCTAATAGTTTTTTCATTGTGGTTCCCGTCAATTGGGTGTATTGATAAAATATTTATCGCTTCTTGCCGCTGTGGAAAATATCGTTTTCTGTAACTACGCGGAACTTTAGTCCTTGCGCTTTGCACCAGGCTCTTGCAGCCTCCCATTTTGCCATGTTTAGGATAGCGGCTGCTTGTGCTCGTGGGCTCTTACCTGCTTCTTGTAAACTGGTTTCTTTTGTGGGTTTAACTTCGATTACTTCTGCGTGGCGCTGACCTGTTGCATCATTATATACTATCAGGAAGTCTGGAACATATATAGTGTTGCGCCCGGTTAAGGGATTGCGATAGTTAATATGTATTGCTTCACTTGCCCATTGCAGTACATTTGGATTGTTGTCACAGAACTGCATAAATGTCCATTCCCACCCTGATCGGTATGTAGGTGTTTTGTTGCCTACATACTTAGATGGATTTTGTATTTGATATTTTCCGTTAGCGTATTTGCTCATGCTAAGATTGTTCGAGTTACGTATTTGTTTCTTGTGGGAATAGTTTGCACACCAATTAGGCTAGTACCGATTCGGCTTAGATTTAAAAAATAAGCAATATATGGACGCAATTGATCACTTTGTAATTTTTTAAATTCGTCTAAAATGGCCATTGGATCAATGCCCTGTACTTTACTAGTATAGATAACTGCACTAGCAAGTGCGATGGCGCTATCTTTATTTTCTGTGACTTTTTCAAAGAAGCTCAGGATTGCATCGTCTGCCGCAGAACTGATTGTGATAGGTATATCAAAGTAATTGTTAAAATATTTTGTGCCATCACCTACTAGGCGGTTTAGATCTACAGCATTTAAGTTAGTTGGGGTATGTTTGATCTGATCAAATTTGTTATTAACGACTGCCATAATTTATCCTTAGTAGATTGGATTTCCAAACGCATCGTAGCTCTTAGGTGACGATTGATTGCTTGAAGCATCCGGATTATCAACTGCATTCTGTTGAGGCACAGTATAATAGTTTCCTTGATCGTCGATCATTGTTTCACTTCCATCCGGATTAGTTGTAGTAGTTTCTCCAGTTTCAGAGTCATATGTTGTTTCACTATCTGCACCCGGTCCGCCTTCTTCTTCGCTATTACCACTGGCATTTTGTGCTTCAAGTGCTTGGTCAAGTCTATATCTATCATCAAGTACTGCTGTTGTAAGCCCATCAATGTTTTCTTGGATGGCAGCATTGTTGTCAATTACTTCTGCTAACTTGGCTTTGTTGTCTTGGATAATTTGCTCTAGTGCCGCAATATCTTCTTCAGTTAGGTTAGGATCATACTCTAACGTGTATGTGTCCGATTCAATTTGTGCTTCTAATTGTGCTTGTTCAGCTTGACCGGCTTCTAAGTCTGCGTTAGCTTGTGCAAGTGCATCCTCGTCTGCTGTTAATTGTGCTTGCGCCGCATCTACTTCCGCTTGTGGGTCCATTGCAGATGTACTGCTAGACGTTGCTGAATCTTTAGGGAACGCATCGTTCCATGCACTCTTGGCTTTGCCCCAACCGCTCTTTAATGCAGATCCTGCGGCTGCAATTCCTTCGCCGACCTTAGGTATACCGCCTGTTACTAGCGCACTAACACCAGCACTTAATGCAGCACCAGCAATGGCAGCACCATTGATATTTTTAAGATTATTAATAATACCACCTAAACCAGTCATGCCTTCTGCAAGGTCGTGTACGTCACGATCGGATACTGTCGATGTTCCTAGTATACTGTCTCGGCTGTCGTATGTTAGATGTGCAAAACCTGTTACAGTATCTTCGCTAACTTGACCGTACTGATATTTTACAGCCTGAAACTGGATGCTCATGGTATTTTCCAATGTGCCTGCTTCGCCGCCTTGTGCATGTTCGCCGTGTTGGAATTGTGTAATGATTGGATTTAGTAACGTGTATTCAGCAAACTTTTTATTATGTAAACTGTAGATGCGAATTGCACTTAGATACTGTTGTGTGTTAGATACGCTAGCAGGATACTGTCTAGGTGTATAACCCCATGTTTGGTTTTGACGTTCACTATATTTTGTTGCGGCTGCGTAGATGTTTTCATTCCAATCTGCATCACGGTAGTAGTAACTGTAATAGTCATACCAGAAGTTACGCATAACATCTAAGTTGTCATCATGAAACTTAATTGTTATTGGATCGTATTTTACTTTAGTCTGCACAATGTCTACACGGTTATAGGCATTAAGTGTTTTTGTATCAACTGTGAATTTTGGAAGACTTGCGCTTTTAACAATAAGTCCCATGCGTAAAATATCATCGTTACTTACTCTTGCAATCTCAGGGTTAATATCAAACGCTACATGAAATAGCCAACCGTACTTAGGAGCCAAGCCAAAGTTGTTAGGTATAAAAATCTTAGCCGCATGTGTGCGGTCAAATAATGCAACGTTGTTATCTTTTGTAGCCATATAACTTATTTATGGTCACAAAAAAGCCCGGAATTAACCGGGCTTTGATGTTTTCGTCAACTATTAAGTAGCTGTTTGTGTTGGTACTACACCAGTACCGCCGCTACCAAATGGGATGTGGCCCATGTTTTGACCAGGAGTTAACGGAGTTAACGCCGCATTATCGAAACGAATCGTTAATGCAATTTGCGCGGCTTCGTTGCTACCATAGTTCATATCGCCCCAATCAGCTTGGCTGATTTGGCAACCTTCTAGGTCCCATGTTTCTAGAACAACTGGGTTCTGACCATTACCACCATCAAGTACTTCATAACGCATAGCAAACTTGTAGTCGCCTGCGGTAGCAGCACTAGATTGTTCCATAAAGTCGAACTGACGTTGAATCTGTTCACCAACTAAACGTGCAACTAAGCCGGTGGCATCATCACGCAAGTTGATAGTTGTTTCTGCCCATTCTGGTTTACCTTGCATGTAAACTTTACTGTTGTAGATATCCAACGCAAAAGGGTTGAAGTTAACGCTTGGACGCTTAATATCAACAACTTGACGAGTTAGTTCAACAACATCTTTACCAGAACCAAAGTTTACAAAGCTAGCGCGAAAGCGATACTTTAACTTTGGCATTAACAGGCCACCACCGTTACCATCGGTTGGGACTGTAAAATTCTTTAGACTTGCTGTAATAGCCATTTAAATTCTCCTATACTCTTATTTACCGTTTTCGCTGTTTAATAATGCTAGGGGTGAGCCTAGCATTATCTACTCAGTTAATTATGCTCCTAGTTGACCTGCGGCAATTGAGCCTGGGTTCAACAAGCGAATTGGGATATAGATAAACTCAACATCCTTCATCGGTTCGATAGCAATATCAACCCACAATTCGTTTCCAGCGATACGTTGTGGAGTATTGTTGCTTGTGTCACAAACTACTAGGTAATCATAGATACCACGCTTTGCAACTAGATCGTTCATTGCACCTTCAATGTTACGCTTGATCTGATCACGAGTGATCTTATCGTTAGGTTCAAACAAGTATGCATTACCAACCTTAGCAAGGATAGTACGGATATAGTTAATTAGACGAGCTACGTTAACACGATCCATAGAACTTGCCATTGCATTGCGAGTCTTCTGACCCCATACTGCTAATCCAACACCAGGAAGGATTGTAATAGGGTTAATCTTTTGTTGGTACATAGCGTCACGTAGACCTTGGCTGATACCGTTGCGAACGAATTCACCTGTATCTTGGTTAATGTAACCAATGTCTGTAGCGTTGTCTACTAGACCACGACGTACACCAGCTGGTGCAAACCATGGATAGCTTACGCTGTCGTTACGGATAAATGTACGCAACATAATGTGGCTTGGAGGAACAACAACTGTGTTACCACGTACATCGCTAGATACAGCAGATGGGTAGTAAACGCCTAGGTATGGATCAGCTGTGCTTAGACCATCACCGTTTGTGTTGTTAGACCAGTTAGTTAAGTCAACTGCGTTCGGAGCCAATGTCATTGGTGTGTCACCGATAACGAAAGCTGTGTTTGCACGGTCGTTGTTTAGACCAACCATGTCATCAATTAACTCTTGGTAACCAGGAGCGCAAATGATGTTGAACGCAAATTGTTCTTCACGTAGTTCTGTGCTTGCGGCAATTGCAGATTGCATAGCTTTAACAACCATTGCACGTTGAGCCGCTGGGCCTGCGTACATACTGCCGTCAAACTTGTTGCCACTTACAGACTGCCATGTAGCTTTTACGTCTGGTAGGCTGCTACTTGCACCAGGAACTGCTGGAGTGTCTGGATATGCTGTTTCGTTAAAGTAGTTGCCTACGTATTGCTTAACGTTGAAGCCACTACGGCGTGTGTTAAACAATAGTGTACCACGTGGGTATAAGCGATAGTCAGGAGCGTCTTGGTCAATGTAGTTGCTATATAGCAAATCAGTGATTAGAGGATAGCTGCCTGTTACAACGTCTGTTGTACCATCTGTGTCCCAACGTGCATCAGCAAACACGATACCGTTTTGACCTGTTTGGTCTGTGCGGTCGATTGCAACGAACTTAGTGCCGTTGTAGCGATATAGAGCTGGGTAGTTAACCAAGTCACCACTGTCTAACCACAAGTCACCAGCAACTAGTGCCGAGTTGTCTGTTTGTGTTGTTGGCTCACTTGCGCTAACAATAACACCACCTGGGTCTGTGTTAGTTAGGTTGTAACCACGTGCATCGCTAGTAACTAGACGATAGCCTTTCCATCCACCGTTGTTGATCATAATGTCAACATCGGCTGCATCACCATAGTACCATAGAGTTCCATCGGCTGGAGCTTGGTATGGTGTATAGAAGCTGTATGTGTATGGTTGGTAACCAGTACCTGTACCACCTGCTGTCCAGTTACTTAATACTAAACCAGGAGTAGCTGGGTCACTACGAACGCCGGTTGTGCCTGTTGTAAAGCCAGCTGTTGTTAGAGGAGTTCCGCTTACGTTGTTTAGGATAATTTCGCCACCGTATTCGTGTGTGAAAGTAATTGTACCTGCGCTAGTTACTGCGGCGCTTACATAGTCAATGCCCGCAGTACCTAATGCAGCCAACACAGATGCTACAAAGTCAGAAACTGTTGTACCACTTAGTGAAACGGATGTAGATGCTAATACTGCTGTTCCAAGTTGTGTAACTTGGATAGTAAAGCTGTTACCGATTGTAAAGTTACCAGTTGGTGTTGTTCCTGTAACTACAGTCTTTGGGCCTGCCTTACGGAACATTAGTCGTACGCCTACTAGGTTACGATTGCTAGAAATATAGTGACGAGCAAATACCGAACCTTCTGCAATGCCGTTACCACCGCCGCTTACATCTAGAGCCGCAATAGCTGCCGAACTAGAGCTGTATACTGGAACTGCTAGGGTAGTCCATGTACCAGAAGTGCTGTTATACTTCTTAACAGACAAGTTCATACCGTTACCTTGTACACTTGTCTTAACATAAATAGAACCACTCGGTGCAGGTGCAGTATCTGTAGATCTCCAGTTTGGAACGCCAACGTATGTAGCGTGAGAAACTTGTGGGCAATAGTAAGTACCTGCTGTAATACCAGCAGATGCTAAAGGAGTGTTTGTGCCTTCAACCAACAATAGTTTACCGTCAGCATTAGCACCATCGCTCATTGCTGTGCTGTCAACATAGAATGTTAACTTGCCGCTAACATCGGCTGCTGTAACACCAGTGATAGCCGCTGTGTTAATTTTACCAACTACTCCACTTAGTGTAGTTGCTGTGTTTAGGTCAACTGTAGTAGCATTAATAGTTAGTGTGCCGCTAGCAGTAAAAGTAGGATTAATTTCCGTACCTGCTACTGTTGCCCAACTGTTTTCCCAGTCTGTGCTACCAACTTGTACCCATGTGTTGTCTTTGTTTTTGTAGAATGTACCATTGTCTGTACTTGCTACAACAACTGCATAAGAACCAATTGAACCAATACTTGAATTAGGTGTGCCACCTGTTAAGTCTGCTGTATCAGTAATAACAATAGGAGTCTTACGTGTGAACACTTCTGTAGTTGCGTCCCACTCGTTGATACCCCAAGTTGTAGAACTTAGGTCCAACCAGTATGTGCCATTTGCAGGAGGGCTGTCTGGACGATTGCTTGTTGCTTCTAATTGCTTCAAGTCAATGTCAGCACGGATAGCGTACAAGCTGTTAGAAACACCTAGTGCGCTGTGAGCGGCTAGCAAGCCGTATTCGTTTTGTTCGTTGCCGTTTAGCGGTGTGCCGCTAGAACTTTGTTTAAATGTTGCGTATCCTAATGCACCAGCAAGTTCACGTTGACTTGTAAACGATTGAAGTTTGCCTGCATTGGCTTTTGTTGTGCCATATGCTGCTGAACCGTCTGGAGCAGTCTTGTCTTGTTCTGTTGCTAGGATAACTAGAGGTACAGTAGCCGCGGCGCCACTAACGTATGCGCTCATATCTGTTACGGTGATACTTTGACCTGGAGAAACTAAAATAGCCATGTTATTCTTCCTTTACATAATAGGTTATGTTAATGATATTTATTCGTAAACGGCAATTTTGGGCATCTAGAGTGCCCTTTGCAAAGGTTTTGCCGTATAAATACTCATATGGAAGACCGACCACTATGCCCTACTTGCTTTGAACGTCCTGTAGCTGTTAATTATGTTAAGGAAGACCGCGTTCATTATCGCAAGGTCTGTGATAGCTGTGCTCGCAAAGGTAAGAAACTAAAGCCTAAACCACCACAGTGGGTTCAACGTGGCTATAAGAAAAAACCACAATGCGAACATTGTGGCTTTAAGTTCAAGTTTGCTGAGCAAAGCTTAGTTTATCATGTAGACGGCAATCTAACTAACACTGATCATCTTAATCTAAAGACTGTGTGTCGTAACTGCGCTATAGAAGTTAGCAAAAGTCGATTACCTTGGAAACCTGCTAAGGCTGTACAAGGGTTTTAAGTTGGTTAAACAGGTGCTCAATTGACTTGTTGTTATCAACAATCATATCAAAGTCTGTACCAGCCCAGCTATACTCACTAGCATGAATGCCGTTAAGACCTAGCCACTCACGTGCTTTGTTGTCTCCACGATTAGCAGACTCTGCAATGCTGTACCAATGCGGAATAATCCCACGCTGAATCCAAATAATCTTAGCGCCTTGTTCTTTGAGCCCTTTAATTTCGTTAGGAAAGCGGCAGTCTGTAATAACAATATTATCTTTAGCTGTGCGCAATTTGTTTTCTAAGCTAGCAATCCAAATGTCGTCGTGGAAGTGTGCTCGGAGAACGTTTGTGCCCCATTGCTGTAACACATAACGTGGTGTTAATTCTGGGATGCCCAGACGTTTAGCCCACCACTCATCCACTTGCTCACGCCATTCACGGCTTGCGCCTGTACGTCCTTCAAGTAATTCCCTGTCCCATCCAAAGATATCTGCTACTGCATCCTTTAGAGTAGCCGCAAAGCTTTCACGTTTGAAGTTATACGAGTTGCACAAGTAGTCTGCGGCTGTATCTTTGCCGCTACCAATTAATCCACAAATTCCAATAATCATAAAAATGCCCCTATACGGGGCATTATTGCATAATAATTAATGCGAGTCAAATTATTTTTTTCTACCTTGACAATGAGCACGTTGGCTAAAGCCTTTAGGGTTAGAGCAGTTAATGGACTTCTTGTATTTTTCGCTCCATTTTTCTTCTAACTGCCCTTCGTTCTTTTGACGCCCGCTTTTCATATTAGCACACCAATGCGCCATGCGTTGCTTTTCGCCTGAACTACTCTTTGCAACGTTTCTAAGAGTAGATACACTAGCTTTACAGTTAACTCCGCTACGTTTAGCCAAGCCTTTGCGACCCGGCTTCTTGCCATCGTCAAAGTTTTCTGTAATAATTTCTGTGATTTTCATTAGCAGTTCCATTTACGCAAGGCTAGTGCTTTGCGGGTTGGCTTACCGTTTGGCTTTTTCATTGGGCCCTTAACGCCACTCATTCTAGCACAGAAGGATTTACGGCGTTTAGCTGCCTTACTGCCCTTTTTCAACTTGCTAGGCTTGGTAGTAACTGCTGTTTGTAGTTTGCTACCTGGGTTTTCTCTACGATAGCTAGCAACACCTTTGGCGTTTAGGCCACCGTTTTTGTTCTTGCCTTCTTTTCTGCGCCATGCGGCTGTTTCGTATAACTCATTGTCGTCTACAGATTCAAAGTCTTCCCAGATCAGGTCGGCGTCAACGCCGTGTTCTTCTGCTAGACTTTCAACCATTTCTTCAATAGCATCAAACTGTTCGTCTAGTGATAGTTCTTCTGATACACTCTTTTTGTCCTTGATTTGTTTTTCCAATTCGCGG